TCTAAGTATTACATTAGAAGAGTTAGGGGTGACAAGAAAGATCCGCTCACTACGTTCATGGTTCAACAGGGTATTCCTTCAGAAGATTGTGTAATGCGTCCTGAGTCTACCACTGTGTTTAGTTTCCCTAAGAGATCACCGGAAGCTGCAACACTACGGGAAGACCTAACTGCTATCGAGCATTTAGATTTGTGGATGACATATCANNATCTCTGTTAAAGAGGACGAGTGGGTTGAAGTAGGTGCGTGGTGCTGGAAGAACTTTGATGATATCAGTGGCGTTAGCTTCCTGCCGTATGATGGTGGGACATACAAGCAAGCTCCATACGAGGAGTGTACGCAAGAGGAATTCTTCTTCTTACAACAGAGAATGCCTAGTGAAATATTCTGGGATGAACTGATTGAAGAGGATGATAATGTAGAGGGAGTACAAACACTGGCTTGTACAGCAGGAGTCTGCGAAATATGATGAGGAGATTCTTATGCTCGAAACAGTACTTAGCTTCTTGGCTTTGTTTAACTGCTATCCT